CTCATATTATTTTATTTTTTGTGCTGCAGTGCTGCCACCAGTTCCACCACCGATAGCACCACTGTAATCTCCTGAACCTTCTTGGTCCGGATCGTTAATATTTACCCACCCTGTGTTTTGGTTAATTCTTTTACTTGTAAAACCAAAGTTTACTGGAGCTCCTGTTATTTGAACTTTTCCATAAGCTAAAGGTATAGGGATGCCTTGTTTTGCTACGTTTATAGGGCCACCAAATACAGCTGCTTCTGCATCTTCTGGAGGACTATCGTCTTGAATTAATCCCATAATACCATCAAACATTATATACCCACCAGCCATAATTAATGCAGTACCTACTTTTATAAATGCTCCCTGCCCAGTAACAAAACCTGTTATTACTAATATAACACCGATAATAGTCATTATAGCACCAAGTGCTTTGTTAAATTTGTCATCAGACCCTTGTGGCTGTGCCATAATAAAAACATCTTCATTACCAAAACTTAAATCTTCTTCTCCTTCTATTAAAAAATCTTTTCCTCTTTTTACTACATATTCAATTCCTTTTTCTTGTTCATCAAAGAAAAAATTTATAAACCCTTCTCGCTGTACAGCAATAGCTCTAATTAATTGCTTTGTATGTTTTACGTCAAGATTAAATTCTTTTCCAAATTTATTTCCTAATTTTCCTAATAGGTGTACTTTTGTCATTTTGGCTCCACTATACAGTAGTCTTTCTCTGGGTATGATACTATTAAATATGGTATACCTACCGAGTTACAATTGTTTATATCATCTTCACTTGGATTACATTTTGAGTCATAGTGACTATGGACAACATATTTTATGTTTGATTTGAGTTGATACATACCGAAAGTTATTGCGTCCATTTTAAAGTGTGATTTTTTATTTTCTGCAATATTCTCAAATTCAATAAATTCATTATCATTAGTAATGATTCCACACATTTCTTCTGGTGCTCTTTTCTTAGCTGTTTCGTATAAAGTATCCATCATGAGAATGCTTTTGACCCTGGAAATCCTCCAAAAGGAATAACTACTGCAGTACTAAAATCAGTTTCTGGTACTGAAGTAGCACTATCTGGATTATTGGGATTAAATCCAAATCTCATACCACAACCTGTTAAAGATTTACTACATATGTCGCCTCTTTCCCAGTTATTTCCATAAGCAGGAGCATTATTTAAAGTAGTATTCTTTACTTTCCATAATAAAGTTTTTTGATATGTTTCTTCTCCTGAAGCTGCTGTATTATCTGTAAAAGTTACATAATCATTATAGAAGTCATTTTCATACTTAAAGTAAGTCGTACTTGTAGAGTAAGAACTATAAATTCTGACTCTTCTCCAATTATTGTTAGAATCAGAAGGAGTACCAGGGCTACTAAGAGTTTTATGTGCTTGCCAGTAATCATTTACAGTTACGCTTGATACAGTACCGTCCAGATTAAATCTTCTTTGTGTTGAAGTAGTTTTATAAAAATTATTTTTTGTTATTGCTCCACTGCTATACGTTGTGAAAGTAGTAGAGCTAGGTACTAAATATTCGTCATCTTTATTTACATATACTGTGTATGCTGTGTTTTTACTTGCTAAAACACTAGTGTATGCAGGGCTGTACTTACTTTCAATATTCCAGCTACATCCGCTTCTTGCTCTTTTATACTCGGGGTTTTCTGTATGCTCACTTGCTCCTTGATAAACCCAACCACATCTGTTAGGAACTATAGTTCTATTTGGAAGTCTAATTCCTTGTAAATCAAAAGGTACTTGCAACTGAAAAGCTACTGATACTTTATTTCTGCTTTTTACTGAGTCGATATAGTATAAATCTCTAGGATATTCTATAGGAGGAGTATTACTATCTCCTTCACTTTTTAAATATTTTCTTAAAGTTGTTCTTCTTATTACTCTATTACCTGAAAAATCAGCATAGTCTGCCTCGTTTATAGCTATATCTAAAACACTTAGCACATTCGCAAAAGTTATTACAGGTGCAGCATATTTAGTTGCAGATGTTCTCTCTAGTCCTTGAAATTCTATAGGTAATGCCTTATACGTATTTGTTTGGGAGTTATCTACATAATCTAACATAGTAACTTCTGCTAGGTTTTCATCTAGTCCATCATGAAAGTATGCGAATTGATTTTTTGCATATTCTAACTCATATAAATAAATTATTGCTGAGCCAGGGTCTTGTTTAACTAAATCTTTAACTATAATTTTTTCTGACATTATGCTTCGTATACTCTCCTAAAAGATGCGTCTAGAGTATAGTAATCATCATACTCCCATTTTTGCGTCCATTCTGAACAGACCACTTTTATAGTTTCTGTGTTACCTGCTGCATTAGTATCAGCTATATCAAACCTAAATTTTGTAACTGCACCTAAAGATTCGAAAAAAGATACTAAATCATCTATTTCTGCCTTTGGTCTGGTTTGGAAACTTACTGATATTTCTTGTTTTAAGTTATTTATACCTTGTTGTAATCTTTGTTCATACCCGTCTCCAAACTGTACGAAGTGTACTCGTGGAGTATTAGTTCGTGAAAACTGTTTATCGGGTTGTACGGCACTGGAAAATCCAGTAATGTTAGAGCCGTCATTTTGCATTATTCCTAAAGCCATTATATACTACTTAAAAGTCCTCCTGCTCGTTGTTCTTTAGCGATTGTATCTTGTGCTATCGCTGCTATTGTTTTTCCTAGTTCTCTTGCCCCATCTCCTGTTAATACACTTTGAGATTGACCGCCCTGGTCTACATTTACAGTAACGTTTACATTATTAGTTCCGCCTGAGCCTGACATTTTTACAGGTATACTTCTGTCATTTCCTAATGGCACAACTGCTTCTGTACCATGTAGAGTTGCATTGTACCCTGCTTCTGGGCCTTCTGCTACTCCTCCACCTGAAAAAGACTTACCTGAAGGGCTCATAATTCCACCATATCTAGCTGGTGCAAAAAGAGAACCTATGTTATTAGCCATCTCTGCCATTGCAAGTGCCATTTGAATTTTTGCTACTTCTAACATAATGTCTGCAGCTTCTTCTTGTTTTCCTGCGAGTGCGAATCCTTGTGCTGTTAGTGTAGCAAACTGAGTAATTGCTGTACCAAACTTTAATGCGTTTTGGCCCATAGTCATCTCGCCTGAACCATCTCCTAAAGCTTTAAATGTTTCGGGAAATAAATCTTGTGCTTTTTTACCGTAATAACTCGAGTCAATGTAAGCCGGCCCCGGTTCTCCGTTACCTGTTGTAGTATTACCATCACCAGTATTAGTGGTACCTGTTGTACTTCCATCTGGTATTGGTAAAGGGTCTGTTTTTCCACCTGTTAAAGTGTTAAATGCCTTAGTGGCTGATATTAAACTTATTTTCATCTTATCTAATGCTTTGTTAGCTCCATCTATTTTAGCATTTGCATCAGAAAACTTACTTGCACTTGTTTCTACTTCCTTAGACAAATCTTGTTGTTTACCTTCATATTTTTCTATATCTTCTACTGCTTGTTTATATTTAGGGTTGTTTATCAAATCAGTTCTGTCTACTGCAGCATCTTCGGTAATTCTAGATAGGGCATACATACTTCCTGTTGAGCCTACACCAGAACCACCCTCCGCTTTAGCCTTTTTATATGCATCAACTGAAGCTTTTACTCTTGAGTCAAACTCCTCATCTATAAAGTCTTGAATTATACTTAGTTTTCTTTCTTCTGCTTCCTTTAAACTTGCAAGATTATCTTGTTGTTCTTTTTCTATAAAGCCACCACTTTTATATCTTTCTATAGTATTGTTATACCCTTCTACTACTCCCTCTTGATTTATAACATTTTGTTGGGCAGATGACATTTCAGCTTTTGCCAGTCCTACTTTAGCGTTATGCAGTCCTTGTATATGCTGATTAGCTGCATATATCATTTCATCTCTAATTTTATGTGCTATATCAGTACCCCCTCGTTGTAAAGGGGAATCTTTGTCTGTAAAACCTTCATCAAAAGATTCTTTTAATTGTCTTTTAAATATCTGCTGTTGAAATCTAGGGTCTAGTGGAGTACCTCCATAGGTTATCTTCATAATATTTTCTGCAACCTGTTTGCCCATTTGATCTGTTAATTGGTTTGCTAAAGTTTTTCCGAAATCTTTAAAAGCGTCTTTTTCTCCTCTGAGTGCTTTACCTAAGGACTTACCTAATGCGTTTGTCAAACCTTCTAGTATGGTTTTATTTATTCTTACAAAAGCATTTTCCATCATTGCTGTTGCAGCTAATTGATTTAATGTCAACTCTTCTTGTTCTTTTGCTAACTTTAACTGTGCTCTTCTGACTTCTTTTTCTGTATCTGTTTTTGCCGCTTCTAAATTTTGTTCTGCTTGATAAACTACGGTTTGAGCTTTAAACATTTTTTCCATGCCCTGCGCAGTTTTAAGAGCTCTTTGAACAGTCTCTTTTTCTCCAAATATTGCATTTGTTGACATAGCAGCCCCTGCTTGTGCTTTTGTCATAGCTATCTGAACTTGTAATGCACTTCTAGAAAGCATTTTATAAGCTTCCATCTTTCCTGTAACAATATCTATTTGTCTCCCATAATCCGCTGTCTCTTCTGCTGTATTACCTGTTGCATTTTTTAATTGTACTAACGATAAAAGCATTTGTTCTTGACTCATTAGAACATCTTGATATGCTACTTTTGGTATAGATTGAATATATTGATTTAACTGCTTATTAAAGTTTGCCGTAGCTTCTGTTAAAGATTTTACAGCTTGACCTTGAAATATGTATTGCTGACTAAGAGTAGACATTTCTCCAGTAGAATTTTCTAATAAATCTGGATTCTTTTCTAGTTGTTCTCCAAATTCTCTAAATCTAGAGTCAAACTCTCCTAAAGTATTAAAAGTTCCTTTTAATTCATCTTTAAAAGCTACAACTTTTTCATTATTAGCACCCAAAGCAAGTCTCATAGAATTAAAATCATTTATTCTAGCAACTAAATCTGCACTTTGAAATGCATTGCCTATTGCTTCTATTTCTTGACTACGAGTAGAAAACATATCTTCTCTAAATACTTTTGCAGTTCTTTCTAATTCTTCGTTTAATTTTCTTTGTGTTTCAGTGTATGCTTGAGTTTTTTCTTGTAATTTTTCTATTGTCTTGTCTACTTTATTAAAGCTATCGTACATACTCTTAGCCATTTGAACAATCATAACTGCTATTCCAATAAAACCTGCTAGTCTCATTACACCGTTAGCAACTCTACCTAGTGTTATAAACCCCAGTTTCATAGCACCCATAACTCTACCATGAGTATATTGCATAGTCAAAAGTTCTCTTTGGAAGTTTAATCTAAGTCTTTTCATTCCTATAGCACTACTCATTTGATAATCTAGCTCTTGAATTTTTAAGAACTTCATAGTTTTTGCTGCATCTGCTTTTCTTACAGTATTAAAGTGTACTAATTTTGAATTTTTTGCTTTTAAACCTTTTTCTATTTGTCTAATATCTTCAGCACTTCCTTCTCCAGCTATTAGTTTTTGTCTTCTGTTTTCCTGGGGGCTGCCGTCTTCTCCTGCTACTAAAAATCCTTCTAGATTCTGATTTACAACTTTTGACATAGATGAAGTATCTATTTGAGGTATTGCTTGTCTAATTAATCCTCCACTTATAGTCGCTGCAAATACACCTAAAGCTGCAGTAGCCGATTCTATATTTTCTACTAAGAATCCACCGAAAAATTCTGCAATTGGCCCTATAAAGTTTCTAAAGTTATTTAGAACTTCATCAAAAGCAACTGTTAGTTTATTTAATTGATTGACTGAATCGTCTCCAAGTATTTCTGCAATAGCTCCATATCGCTCTTCTGATTGACGAAGAACTTCGTTTGCAACGGCTTGGGATTTTTGGAAAGTGGTAAGTTGATTTTTATTAAGACCTAATGCAGAAGCATATCTTATTGATGCTTCTTCTAATCTTAGAATAATACCGAGTTCGTCTAGTAATTCGGGTTCCGCCTTGGTAACACCACGAACAAGACGATTGAATGAGTCTGTTACATCTCGACCGAGTGCAACGGAAACAATTTTGGCACTCTCACCTAGTTCTTTTAATTGTTCTGGTGATAGTCCTGCAGCAAGTCCGATAGCTGCGGCTTGTGAAGCCTCTTTGAATGTTATCTGAGCTGCAGTAGCTGCTTGAATCTCACGAGCAATAGTTTTCATAGCTCTACCTGTAACTGCGGCAAAAGCTTCTTGACCTTCAGTAAGCACTCGAAAGTCGGCAGCATCTTTTAGAAATCTAAATAAAGCATCAATGGCGAATAACTGAGCGGCTAGAGTAGCGTATGCAGGAACTAGCCCTCCTGTAATACCCTGAGACATCTTACTAAAGTTTTTAGTAACGTTGGATGACATTTGTGCCACGCCTTTTCCGGCACGGTCAGCTGATGAGGCATTTTTATCTAATTGATTAAAACTTTTACCAGCTTTTTTTGCATCCTTTTCTACTTTATTTAATCCAGAAGCGGTGACCTTAAAGTCTACCGAACCTCCTGATTTCTTTTTTCCTGCCATTTACTTTTTCCTTCTAGCTTCCTTTTGCTTTCTTGCTACCTCTGTGTTAATCGAGTCGGCTCTTTCTCTATCTATTGATTTCATAAAGTACACAACTGTC